TATTCTTTTTAGTGAATTATTAATTAAATACGTCTTCGAAATAATCTGCTCTAAATCTAGCGGTAATTGTGTAGGGTGTATTTCGTCCTCCTTCGTATGTTAAGGGTAGGGGAGTAAGGTTATCAGTGGGGAAGCAGTTCAAGAATTTCATTCTTCTAAAAACGTCTCCTTGCTTATTAAAGATGCTAACTAAAATATAAGTTGCTCCTGCATAGGTAGATTTAAGACCCATAGCACCGGTTAGGGGATTGTAAACTAAATCCGCCCATTGTCTAAGTGTTCTGTGAACGTAGTTAGAGTTGTTATCGTCTAAGTTAGTTTGGAACGTAATACTTAGCTTAGCCCCCGTATCATCAACTGCTCCTCCCGCATATCTTCTGTTTGCGAATTTATACGTTTGAGTTATCGGTGTAGGGGTTTTGTCCACCTCTAAACCTGTGATCTGCGTGATGTTTTCAACTAAAAGGGTTCTACCAGCATTTCCGATAGGATTAGAAACTCCTACAGGAGGTTGTATAAGAACCTCGAATTGGTTTAAGTAAACTGGTTCATATAAGCTTACTGCTGCTCTAGAACTTGTAAAATGTGGTAATCCAGACATTTATTTAATTTTTTATAGGAATACATCATCAAAATAATCAACTGCCCATTGAACTCTTAATGAATAAATTTCTGTTCCTGTATATCTAAGGTCCATTGGGTTTATTGGTGACATAATAAAGCAATCTCTACAAGTAATCCTTCTGAAAACGTCTCCTGCTTTATTAAAAACGCTAACAACTATTGTTCCTGTGTAGTCCTTCTTTAATCCTAATGCTCCTGTTAAAGGGTTGTAGATTAAATCCGCCCATTGTCTCATTGTCTTATAGACATACATGGAATTGTTATCATCCAGGTTTACCTCAAAATTAATGCCCAAATCAAATCCAGTTCTTTGGGGTCTTGATCCTGCATAATATCTCTTAGCATTCTTATACATTTGAGTTGTCTCTCCTGCTGCTATATCCGCTCCAAGACCTTCGATGCTTTTTACGTGCTCAAGAAGGATATTTCCATTATTTGGATTTCCTTGAGGGATTGTAATAGCCGAAGGAGGGGTGATTAAAACCTCAAACTGGTTAGTGTAAACCGGTTCGAATTTATTAACCGCCGCTTTCGCTGATGTATAATGTGGTAATCCTGCCATTTTTTATTTTATATATTTAGCTTTTTCGTTTTTAATCAAATTAGCTAAACTGTATGAATCCTCCTGAAGCAATACCGCCGGTTCTAGCAACTGTTACTCTGTTGATGAACTTATGGATACCTCTTGCTGGCTCGATAATGATATCGATGATACCGATATTTTGATCGATGATAGCAGGAGTATTGTTTGAAGAATCCATGATACTTAAGAAGTTGTAAATACCTCCAACGTTCTTAACACCAGATAAGTAATTATCTACAATTGTTTTAATTTCAAGTCTTACTGAATCTTCGTTGAAATCGAAAACATAATTTGCTAAGATATCTTCAACGCTTTCTTCAAGAGTGATAAGTAAGTCTCTAACGTGCAAGTTGTTAAATGCAGAATTAGTTCTTTGATATCCAGTTTGGTTACCAAATATTACCAATCCGATGTTTCTTTTTCTAACGATCGGGTTGATTCCAAAAGGTTCTAGATAATCTCTGTCCTCTTGAGAGAAGTCATACTCAAGTCCAACTAAGTTAGATCCTGAAAGTACCCCTCTTTTCTGACCAGCTACGATTGAATAAGGTTCGCCAGTAACAAATTTTCTAATAAAATTATTACTTACGTGAGCTGCTGGAGGAATATTAAAGTTCTTGCCATTCTCTCTAATTGTTAAGAAAGGAGAGAATACGCCGCAGAACTTAGCTCCTGTATCTTCATCAGGAAGAGTAAATCTGAATGAAGGGTTAAGATCTAAATTACCGCCATCAGCAATATATTTAGCATTGATTAAAGGTGCTGGTTCTGTTGCAGAAGGGGAATCAGTAAATCTTGGATCTATAGATTCTTTAAATTTCTGTAAAGAAGGCGCATTTATTAGAGCAAGACATTTTTGTCTGTTCTTAGCAAGTAATGCTAATTGAGACTTAGAGTTAGTCTTAATTTGTCCATCAAATGTATCTACCACATATCTAAAGGTGATGATGTTTCTATCAGCTAAAGTCTTAGAAATGTTAGTTTCTGTAAGAACGTTTAGGATTTCATCTATTCTATCATCTGATCCATTAGGCTTATGTGAAGCTTTAATTTGGAATCCAGGAAGATATGTGAATTTAAAGTTATCAATAAAGGAATGGATTTGTTTGAATTTATTAACTCTTGTTCCTCCATAAACTTTAATAGGTCTATCAGTTTTTACGTAGATTGTATAGTTACCAGGAGATCCAGGTACTGCTACCTTTTTAGACTCTATAATTCTTGTAAGTCTATTAACATCAGTTTGGAATAGATCAGTCTCTGTTGAAACTAGAAGATCTCCTACTTTCAATCCTGCAGCTGCAACGTTGGTCACTGTCATTTCAACTTGATTAGATGAAATGATTGATGTTACATCAATATATTGATTTAAATTACCTGCGATCGATACAACGTTAACTTGATCTGAATCTATTGTGTCTCCAGATCCTGTTGCATTTGTCTTATAGCTTATTCCTAAAGCAACTGCAATTTCCTCTGTAGTGAAATCTGCATCAGCATATGTTTTCATTGCTACAGTTTTGAATCCGTCTCTGTCTACTGAATTTTCGAATTTAACGTACTGTACAGTAGATCCGTCGTATGCTTTATAAATTACATCGCTATCGCTAATTAATCCGTTTTTGTGATCTAGGTACATTAAAGACTCTTCGTATCCAAAGTAGTTATAATTTCCAATTGTTTGGGAAACAACAACCGGACTTCCTAAAGATCCTGGACTTGTTTCTACCGGATCGAATCTATCAAAGAAATCTGCTTTACAGAATTGATAATGTCCGTTTCCTATGTTTGTTCCATTGTAAGGAGATACCAAGGGAGAAGCAGCTTTGAATAAAGGATGTGACCACTTAATTCTAAGTTGAACGTTTCCTGGAGAAACTGTTATTTCCTTTACTTCTTCAACTTTTAATTTAACGATATCGTCATTAGCAAAGAATTTTCTAGCTTCAACGTTTCCTGTTAAGCTTGAAGTTACCTTACCGATAATAAATTTAGATCCTGGAGATGTTGTTGTAACAGCTAGGAAGTTTTTAAGATCTGTTTTTCTGCTTGCTGCATCAACGCCAGTAAAGTTTGTTTGTAGATAAGGAAGTCCGTTATCTAGATTACTAGAACTGTAGGTAGCAAAATCAGAAGAAATTACTCCGTCCATGTTAGGAGATCCGTAGGCATCTACAAATTTTGTTCCGATCTCAATCAATTCTGAGAATGGACTTGTATCATCTTCTACTGTTGTACTATTTTGTGTGTATGTAAAATCAGCAGTTAAAGGAGCGCTATAACTTAAGAAATCAAGTTCAGAAGCACTTGCTGTTCCATCTACTAAAGTTGATGTTAGGTGGTGACCTACTAAGTCGATATAAGAATAATCTCCAGATGCTAAGTCATCTAATCCTTCTTCATTAACTGTACAAAGAATTCCTGTTTGACCAACTTGGTTGTTGATAATTGTCTTGAGGTACTGATTTGCTCCGTTTTGATCTACAAAATCAGGAATTAAACATCCAGTAGCAGAAAGTACAATGTTTACCTCATTAAGAGATAAGAAGTTATCTATTTGGCTCTTTACGAATCCTTTAGAAGTAAAGTATGAAGAATAAATTGGATCTAAAGAAAGTTCGTTGTATTTTGTCCAATTTCCGCTAACTACTATCACGTCAACAAAATAATCTGAAAGATAATCTTGAGGGTGCATAAAGTTAGGAACGTTGTTAGCACCGTAATATTCCTGTGCTGTTACATCGTAACCTTTAAAAGGTAATTTGGAATCAAGAGATTTCTTGATAATTAAACTTACCTGATTTTGACTCAGGTTAACGATACTGAATAATTTTGATTGCTCTGCTGTATGGATCGTGGCAAGAAGCATAGAAGGATCAGGGAACCAAAATTTTTCTTTGTTATAATAAGACGAGACAAGTTTGTCCTGATTAGTTAGATTATCATTAATCTTTGCATACTCTTCAGTGGAATTTCCTCCATTCGCCTCATTAGTGTCGATAGAAAAAGCTCTGTATCTAGCTACGTCTGCTCCGTTAGCAACATCAGGTTCATTATCCTCCGTTACTGAATTGTTTAATTTTAACAGGTTCAATGCGAAAACAGGTCCACTGTTTAAGCAAGTAAATATTGAGCGGTGGAAAAATGATCCTTTTTTCTCTAAAGCTCTGTCTATATCTCCGAAAACCTTAAGAGCTGTTTGAACATCAGGAACATAAACGGGCGTGTTGAAAGGCCCTTTAGTTGAAAATCCAACGACCAATCTAACGGTCTGAGGATTTACTACAATGTTTTCTGAGGCATCAAATTCTAAGGTATAGACACCAGAACTTTTAAAAACGGATAGATCCAGAGTTAACTTCTTTGCCATTTTGTATTTTTTACTTGTATATATCTTTTCGAGCCGGGAACTCCGGGAGTCCTACTCTTAATCTATATATCAAATAATTCTTTAAAAGAAGTCCTTGAAAACATTATAGGTTTCCATTTCTCTCGAACTTGGATCCCCTGTTAATCCCCCGCTACCAATTTCAGCGAGCTTTTTGTTTATGGCAATCTTGTATTTATCCGGAAGTGTATCAAACACCTCCATTACTAAATAATTAAAATCCTGGTACTCAAAAACTGAATTTGAGTTGACTAGGGTCATTGCAATATCGTCTTTTCCTATTTGACTCTGATAAATTCCCTTACTGGTTTCACCAAAATTGCTTAATTCTAGTATTGTTGGGATATGGGTCGGAATTATTTTAGAATTTCTTGTATTAATTTTTAAATCTTCACAATATTTTTCTTTGGTCTTCGGTGTAACCTTAACTCCATACTTTAATTGCTTAGAGCTTTCTGTGTGTTTAGTAAACACAAACATCTCCGAAAACAGCTTTTCCCCGCTCAGAAGCTTGTCTATAAGGTATTCACCCCTATAATCAACCTCCACTACTAATTTAATGTGCTCCGGATTAAAAACTTCAGTCGTTAGGATCTCCAAAAACATCTTAAGTTCTTCGATCTGTATTAAATTGGATCTAAAAATCCCCACTTGCAGAAGGCAAAAGAAATCGGATTCATCCTCGAAAAACTTCTTATCCTCTATCATGGGTAAAGGTAGGGGAGAGACTTTTAATATATTAATAACACTAAAATCCCC